TCTCCTGATGTCTAAGACTAAAGAACGTAGCCAGAAAGAGGTTGGTGTTGCAGGACTTAACCTTGACTTCAGTAAATCCCCAGTAGTCTACGACTTCATACGCTCAGATGCCTTTGTTAGAGGGATTATGGGTGCCGTTGGTAGCGGTAAGTCATATGCCTGCTGTGCTGAGATAATGCTGCGAGCTGTTAAGCAGAAGCCTTCTCCTATAGACGGAATACGATATACCCGCTTTGCGATCGTTAGAAATAGCTATCCTGAACTGAAGACAACGACTATCAAGACTTGGATAGATATGTTCCCAGAGAATACCTTTGGACATATGTTGTGGACCCCACCTATTACTCATCATATCAGACTGCCATCTAGGGGTGGAGCTGCTGGTATTGATTGCGAAGTCATCTTCCTTGCGCTAGATCAGCCCAAGGATGTCAGAAAGCTACTGTCCCTTGAGCTTACCGGCGCATGGGTTAACGAGGCTCGTGAGCTGCCAAAAGCAGTTATCGATGGACTGACCCATCGGGTTGGTCGTTACCCTACACAAAGGGATGGTGGCCCCTCTTGGCATGGCATATGGATGGATACTAATCCGATGGATGATGACCATTGGTGGTTCCGTATGGCTGAAAAGGAAAAGGTTACTGGTAAGTATGGGTGGGACTTCTTTAAGCAACCAGGTGGAGTTATAGAGGTTGCGCCTGGAGATCTCCCTGAGAACCCAGAAGCTAATGACCATATCTTTGCATCAGGTAGGTGGTGGAAGATCAACCAGAGGGCTGAGAACATCAATAACCTGCCTCCTGGTTATTACATACAGATGCTTGCCGGTAAGAACTTGGACTGGATCAGGTGTTATGCAGAAGGTAAGTATACCTATGTGCAAGAAGGTAAGCCTGTTTGGGTTGAATACAACGATGCTCTAATGAGTGGGGATGTGGAATACGACCCATCACTACCTATACAGATAGGCTTGGACTTTGGATTAACCCCTGCTGCGGTTATAGGCCAGCGTCTGAACAACGGTAGATGGATAGTTCTACATGAGATAGTCACTTCTGACATGGGATTGGAGAGATTTGGTCAGCAATTGCTTGCAGAGTTAAATGCTAGATTCCCTAATGCCCAAGTAATGATATGGGGTGATCCTGCGGGTATGCAGCGGGACCAGATCTATGAGGTTACAGCGTTTGACCACCTTAGAACACTAGGACTTAGGGCGCAGCCTACTCCATCCAATGACTTCAAGGTAAGGCGTGAGTCTGGTGCAGCTCCGATGCAGCGGCTTATAGCTGGAAAGCCTGGCCTTATTGTATCTACTTCATGCAAGATGCTTAGAAAGTCCTTGTCTGGTGGGTATCACTTCAAGAGAATCTCTGTTGGAGCCGGCCACGAGAGGTTTAGAGATGCGCCTAACAAGAATGAGCACTCCCACGTTGGTGATGCGTTTGGCTACCTGCTGCTTGGTGGTGGAGAGCACAAAAGGATGACCAGAAGCACACAGTCTCATTCCTCAACAATCTTTGCTAAGACAGTGATTAACGCTGACTTCGATGTATTTGGACATTAAAGAGGTTATCAAACACTTGCCGCGCATTGCTGGCGTCGAGTACCGTCCGTCAGAGATAGATGATGTAGATAAAGTGGCTGCGGTAGAGTTTTGGGGATTAACAAACGAGCATCTAGCTGTCTTAAAGCAAACCATTGAAATACAAAGGAGATATGGCGCTTACTCTTTGACAGCGTACCTTCATAACAAGCCTGTAGCAATGTTTGGCTGCATACTAATGTGGCATGGAGTTGCTGAGTTGTGGGCGGTACTCAGTAAGGATGCTCTTAAGAGGCCGGTAGCTTTATCTAAGTGCGCTATAACCTTCGCTGATATCTGTGATATATCCTTAAAGTTGCATAGATTGCAGATTCATGTTAAAAGCAGTAATGAAAGAGCCGTTAAATGGGGCAAATTCTTGGGGTTTGAGATTGAAGGTAAGTTAATTCAATTTACCCAAGACAAACAGGATTGTTACATAATGTCTAGGAGGTAGTATGGGTGGAGGCGGCGGTGGTGGAGCAGCAGCAGCAGCAGAGCAGCTGCAAATGCAGAAGGAAGAAACCTTGAAGTTGGCAGCCGATGCCGATGCTACTAAGATTAAACTGGCAGAGGAGCTTGCTGCTAAGAGAAAAACTAGGCTTACCGGCGGTAACAGAGCACTTCTCTCGGCAGAGAGGATGGCTCCTGAAACTGGCGTCATGTCAGAGTCTCTAGGTGCTGGTATTAAATAGTAATGCCAATTATTGTACTAAGGGATTCTACTGATACCCATTCTATTAGTGTATCGCCAAGCTATACAGACAAAGACTCTGTGCAGCAATTGGTTGGCTCTGACAAACCGTTCCCAACGGTAGATGTTAACCACCTTAGATTACATGAGGGTCGTGCGTTCTATCTGTACACTACCCGTAATGACGGCAATAAACTAGCATCCGGTGCAAGTCTTGATATCGCTATTGCGTTTGCCAGTGGCGTATCTGCACATTTAATAGCTGACTATCAGTGTGGTGGGTCTGCTGAGTTTTACATATACGAAGGCTCAACTGTTAGCGGTGGGACTGCTGGAGTTGCTCTGAGGCGGCATAGGGCGTCTACCACTGCAACCCAGAGCGCATCCATTATTGCACCAACTGTGTCTAGTATAGGGACCGAGATTTTTGCTGGCCTAATCTCTAGTGCGCAAGGATCAGGCGGTACAGGTGGCGTTGCTGGAATATCGGAATATGTTTTAAGCCCGTTGACTACCTATTTGTTTCGTGTTACTAATCGTAGCGCACAAGCTGAAATCGCTCATGTCCACTTAGAATGGTATGAGTAATAACGCAACCTACTGAAATCAAAGGTTTACTATGGACTATGGCGACAGGAAGGATGGCTCTGCAAAAGGTATGGGATTCTTTGGCGAGCTTGAGCGTCCAGATGGCGGGGTATCAACAGAAATATCTGTTGGAGTAGGAATGGACGGCGAGGAAATGGATATCCCATTGATTGTCCCAACTCTTAATAAAAAAGAACTTGATTACTTGTTAAAGACAGATCTTAAGGATAAGTCTTTTTTTAGCAATATGCCGAGATCTATAATGAAAAAAGCATTTGACCACGCGAATGCTCGTGTCAAAGCTGGCAAGTCTCCGTTTGCTGATGAAGACGATGAGGCTTCTGAATCCCCAAGCAAATGATGTTAAGGGTTAGTAAAACTTTAAAGGTTAAATATGGATAAGAAACTGACCGTTGCTGACATTTTAAAAAGACATGACATAGCGATCAGGAAGAAAGAGGACTTTAGAAGCCTGTACGATGACGCTTATGAGTTCGCTTTGCCACAACGTAACCTGTATGACGGGTTCTATGATGGGAATGTAGGTGGGGCAAAGAAGATGAACCGTATCTTTGATGCTACAGCCATCAATTCAACCCAGAGATTTGCCAATAGAATCCAATCCGGCATCTTCCCCCCACAATCTAAGTGGTGCAGACTCGAACCTGGTCCAGATATCCCATTGGATAGACGTGTTGAGGCTCAAACTGCACTAGAAGTCTATAACGACAAGCTGTTCGCTGCAATTAAGCAGTCCAACTTTGACATCGCTATGGGAGAGTTCCTCCTAGACCTGTGTGTTGGTACTGCCGTTATGATGATCCAGCCTGGTGATGACGTTAACCCAATTAACTTCATACCAGTACCTCAATTCCTCGTGGCTTTTGAGGAAGGTGCTAATGGTAAGGTGGATAACGTCTACCGCCGTATGCGTATCAAGGCTGAGTCTATCCAGCAACAGTGGAGTGATGCCATTATTGATGGCCGACTTAAGACTATGGTTGAGAACACTCCAACGGAAGACGTGGAGTTGCTTGAAGCAACCATATTTGATGCAGAAAAGGGTGAGTTTATGTATTATGTGATACACAAAGAGAGTAAGTCTCAGATTGTGTACCGCAAAATGAAGTCTAGCCCGTGGATTGTTGCACGTTACATGAAGGTGGCTGGTGAGATATACGGCAGAGGTCCGTTAATTACAGCGCTCCCAGATATTAAAACGCTCAACAAGACTCTTGAGCTTGTCCTTAAGAATGCAAGTCTGGCAATCGCCGGTGTCTACACAGCTGCTGATGATGGGGTGCTCAATCCTAATACAGTACAAATAAGCCCAGGTGCCATCATACCCGTTGCACGTAATGGTGGGCCACAAGGTGAGGCGCTCAAGCCTTTGCCTAGAGCTGGTGACTTTAATGTCTCTCAGATTATTATGAATGACTTGAGGATGAATATTAAGTCTATTCTACTGGATGAGAGCCTGCCTCCAGACAATATGAGTGCTAGATCCGCTACCGAGGTTATGGAGAGGATGAAGCAGCTGTCTCAAAACCTTGGCTCGGCGTTTGGTAGGCTGATTAATGAAACAATGATCCCTATAGTATCCAAGATACTGGATATAATGGATGACCGTGGGCTGATAGACTTACCACTACGCGTGAACGGGCTAGAGATTAAGATCACCCCTGTATCGCCATTAGCTATGTCGCAGTCTATGGAAGAAGTGCAAAACATTATTCAATTTATGAAGATAGCTGAGAGCATTGGTCAGGAAGGCAAGATGATGATTAAGGTTAGCGCTATGCTAGACTTAATTGCAGAGAAGATGGCTATCCCTCGTGTCATTATGAATAGCCCTGCCGAGCGCCAATTGATGATTCAACAGGCTACCGATGCAGCGCAACAGGTTGCACAGCAGAATCCAGAGCTTGCATCTAAAGTTGTGGAAGGTATGGCTAAGAACCCAGGCGCTATAATGGGATGAGGTGTGTAGACTGCAAGAACTTCTCCTTGCAAGCTTTAGATATGTCTAAATATGGATTTGGACTATGTGA